TGCCTTTTCGATGATGCGGTTTTGCTTTTTCAGGTTAACGGGTGTAACTTTTATTCCAAGTTCCCTGGCAATAGCTTTACTTTTATTGCCAAATTCGGTGGCTTGTTCATAAATTTTTTGGATATATTTATTTTGATTTTCCTTCGCCTTCTCCTCAATCAGCTTCTTAGCCCTGCACCCTTCATCATCCAGTGCCAGGAACGCGGCATTGGTAATACTAAGCGTACCACCACAGCCACGCGGCATGTAGCTGTTTTTTGGCGGGAACAACTTTTGCTGTTTTCCGGGGTTGAACCGGAACATTTCGAGTTTGTTCTTTCCGTTTTTGCCGATTTGAGTAGTAGAAACCTCGCCTTTTTCGATTGCTTTTTTGCTGTCGGATAGTTTGTTATCGCGTGCCAGAACTTCTACGGCCACGCAGCGGCAGCGCCATCCGTTGGGCGGGTAGTAGCTATCCCAAAACGGGTCATCCTTGGGCAGGGTAGTTCCGGCCAGGGCGGCGTGATCTTCTCGCACGCGCTCATCCTGAGCCGTACGATATTGTAGCCAGTAGCGGTCGGTATCGTTGCTAAGGCCATCCCACCGGGCGGCACTCTGGGCACTGTGCACCGCAAACTCATACTCCGCTTCCAGATAGAGCTTGTTGTAGCTGTTGTTGAGTTTCACAATCTCCTGCTCAAACTGATGGTAAGGCCTTATGGCTCCTTTGTCATCCTTGAGCAGGCTGAGCGCCTGGCTAAGTTGCTTGTGTGCTTTCAGTCCGCTAAAGATAAATGCATCCCGTTCGATGTACCTTTTCAGTTCATCCTGCTGCTTTTTAAGTTTTTGCGAAAATTGTTGCGGTGTCATAATATTTGTTTTATCTTTGTGTTTAAATCAAGCCCTGGAATTACGCACACCCAAACTCTGGTGTAAACGCATTTCGGGGCTTATTTTTTAACGTTAAAAGCGTGCAGTATGAACGTTTTGCTCTTTCCTTTCATCTCCCATACAACAGCATTAAATAAAAGGTTTTTTAATTGATATTGATAGAAGTGTGTCAGTTCAATATTACGCTTTCCTTTAGTCGGAAGCTCGGGGAGTTTCGACACTTCCATTTTACTTAAAATATCAGGTAAATCTGTGATGTAATCCTGGCTTCCTTGCGAGTTCATTTTATCAATTGAGCCTTTTGAAACAGCCACTAACAAACCATCTTTGGTTTTTAGTTTCTTACCTATGATATTACTTTTTGCAAATTTTAAAGCATCCTCCCTCCTTATCCGATTCTCTAACTTTCCGGTTTCATCCTCTATCAGCTTTCTCTCCTTTTTCCCCACCTGGCTAATCATGGGGTGTTGGTCGGTAAATATCTGCCCGTCCTTACCGGGGTTGTTGCGCATGGCCTGCGGTGGCAGCGTTATCTCCTCGGGTGGCTGGGTGGTGCCTTTGTCGCTGCGGCGTTGTTGTACGCTGCACTTGCAGCCCCAGTCGGCGGGTGGTAGCCAGGTATCCCAAAAGGGGTCGTCCAAAGCCTTTATTACGCCATACAATTTCTTATGCTCGCTGCGTGGAGTTCCGGCGGTGCTGGGCATGTACTCCAGGTAGGGGTATAGGTCGGGACGAATTGCGTTTCGTAGCTGGCCGGATTTGATGAGGATACCACGTTTGTTTTTGTTCTTATCCTTATTTTTGCGCTGGGCCCAGCGCTTGGCCGACCTGTCAGTCCAGGCTTCGGCTCTAAACCTGGCCTGAAAGAAGTTTACAGCGATTTCGGCCACGGCTGGCATTATGCGGGCATAGTTGCTGTGCATCTGCTTGCGCACTTTATCGAAGCTGTAAGGAATTCCTTTGTGATAAAAAACAGATTTCATTTTGAGTTGTTAATTATTTATTATATTTGCAAACGGAATCCTGTAATTGTCGATAGGCGTGACTCTTAATTGGTTTAATCCTTAACAATTGCAGGATTTCTTTTTATCAGAATACCATTTCTTGCGTGAGCATCTAATCCTGTTTCAATATTGTACCAACTTTGTATCCTCAGTCTGTCATCAGTAATTTCTGAAACAACATTTAGGTTAAAGTTTGTGTAATATTTAATGTAGCGAAGTTTGTACCGATTGCTACCTGCATCAAACAGATACACCTCGTCAGGGCTATTTAAGACCTCCGGCACAAGCTCAATAGTATTCTGCCGGCCATCCACACCCTCCTGAATGTATTTATCGGTAAGATGCGATTTTACTGTTTTCTTTGAAAAGGTGAGCCTGCGCTTTGCATAATCTACAGCCGTTTCGCCAAACTTGTCATGCCAGGCGGTTGCCCAGGTTTTGTCGCGCTCCATTATGTCGCGGTCCGCAAAGCTGGCGCGATCCATCTCGCTATAAGCCTTCATGCCCTGATCTTTGTAGGAGAGCTTTTCGCTGAGGTTTTCATGCACATACATCTTATTTTTATCAAAAATCTGCTTCACCTTGCCCCGGTTCACATTAAAGCCGTGCTTCATCATTCTGTCCCATTCGCTCTTCCCCTGTTTGTCGATTCCTGATTGAGCGAGCAGATCCTCGGCTTGTTCCTTTGTTGTGTATGAATTTGGTTTTCCCGCGAGTGGTTTCACATAGCACCTGCAGCCCCAGCCGTTAGGCGGCATAATGGTATCGAATGCAGCCCCATCAGCCTCAAACTTTTTCCCTGATAAGGCTCTGTGCGCGCTTCGCACACGATCATCACCGGCGGTCATGTATTGCCAGGTGGGGAACTCATTCTTGAGGCCGCGCATGCGATGATATTTGGCAGCGTTGCTTGCCGTGTTGTGGGCAAAGTCGTACTCTGTGCGCAGGTAGTTTTCGTTGAATACAGTTGTGATAATTTCTGCTTTTTTGCGAAACTCCGAAAATGTTTCGTTGTCGCGTGCAAGCTCGTTGAGCTGCTGAACCACGGCTGCAGACTTGCCCGCTGAGAACTGATATATATTGAGTTCAAACATTTGCAAACAAGCGTAGTCGGGGCTATTGTAGTCGATGCTGATCTGTGCCGGGTTGGCATGCTTGGCCAGTTTCAGACCTTCCTTATCCTCCCATCCGCGTGTGAGTGCGTCCACGATCAGCGCGGCAGTTTTGTCGAATAGTTCCCAGTTGAACGTCTCGCCACGGTTGTCCCAGGTATGGCGGATCAGATCGGGCATTTCTATCTTCTCATTAGACACAAGCCGCATCGTTGTTCCGCAGTCGGGGCAAAGGTCGCGACCGGCAGGCAGGTTAAGTGTTAACTTTTTTTTTTGACTAATTCTATATTGCCAAAGTTCTGCTGCCTTACGCCCAGAATGGGTATGTCGTAGCGCTCGGTAAAGTATTCGGGTTCGATGTCGTAATACTGAAGCAGCATTGCTTCTATCTCCTTCATCTCCGTTGCCGTATATTCGTGCGTGTCGTCCCACTCGAAGCGGTGATTGTGAATTGGCCAGCCGTGTTGAAGCAGGAAAGGCCACAGGTCGTCGTTCACCACATCCTTTATCATATCGCTATCAGCTTCGCCTATCTCGTCCGAAACTGTTTCATGCACAGTTGCCTGGCTTTTGCTCGATCCGTCGTCCATCGTCATTGTCTGCCCCAGGATCGCCTTGCTCATTTCCGTGTTCGCACGGTCGATGCGCTTATCATAGACGTTAAAGGCGTCGCCACGCGTGGTTTCCTTTATTTCTATTTCTGTGCCTTCAGGGAATAAGCCCCACGATGCAACGCCCATGCCGTCGAGCATCTGCTCAATTTTGTCGGTATCCTTTTTGTTACGGCTCGACGATTTTGCAATCCGGATCGGCATACCGAATATTTCAGCAAATTGATCCCAGAATTGCAAAGCATACTTCTTGCTAATAGCGTCTTTAGATGTCGGCAGTAGCAGGCCGAGGTCGTCAGTTTGCCCAACTCCGATACACCACAGGCTGTAAGGTGGTTTGCAGTAGTCGATGCCGCTTTTGGGCTCATCGGAAACCTCACGTTTCACCACGGCGAATTCGGGTACCACGTGCGCACGGGGAACCACCTTTATGGACGTGAATTTAGGCTTTTCTGTCCTATCGATTTCGCCGAATTGAATCAGTGAATATCCGTAAAAGATTGAATCGAGCGAAAATGACATAAATAGTTTAAACCACTTCATCTGTAGCAGTTCCGTCAGGTCGTGATTTGTGTTGCCCTTAAAATCCACCACCTTGAATGTGCGGCGCATCGTTTTTAATTTTCGGTTGCGAATTGAGCCGAGCAGATGCAGGTCGAGCATAGCATCGTAGTATAAGTTATAAAGCTGGTAGCGATTTGGGTTCTCGAAATTGAGCGCTACCTGGTTTGCCGTGCGCCAGTTTTTAATCTCTCTCTGTACGAGCTGCTGCGTTAGTTGCTTCAGCTCGAGGATGAGGTTTTTGTTTTTTTCCAGTTGGTTGGCCAGGTTAATAGCGTTCGGGTGGCTTCTCATGTCGCCAAACGCAGGCGTTTTATCTTTTTGTTTGAAGAAGTTAAATTTCATTTCAACAGCTTTTAAATGCAGTTTTTACCAGGTTGAATTAAGTTTTTTGTTACCTCCGAATTTTACCGGATTGCCCAGGTCGGTATTCCAATCATCGTCAATGGTAGGCCAATCGGGTTCCACGTCACCTCGCCTGATGCCCTTGAGCCAGGTATCAAGCTTATCTTTGCGCTCGCTCCTTATCTCCGGCATCATGTTGCCAGGCAGCGTGCTGTGAAGGTTATATAGCACTTCATCAATCAGGAATTGCACAAGCATTGGATCGCGCTCGTCGGGCAGGGTAGGGTTGAACAGAGCATCAACGTCGTACCTGCCACGGATGAAGCTTTTAAAGTAGCTTTCAGCAGCTAACTCTGCGTTATTCCTGACTGCTACGTCGGCTTGCTGCACAACATCGAGGTCATCATCGAGGATGAGTGTTTTATAGTCTGCCGTGGTTAAATAGCTCATATATTTTAAAAATTAGTATGCAAATTTGTTTTGATTAGAACGATGCCCCAGGCTGCCGGCAAAATCGCTCAGGTGGCCTTTCCGCTGCAGCTTCCATATAGCACCCTCGTCGGCATCGGGGCCGTCGTCGTGTATCTGGCTGCCTTTTTGAAAGCCAAGCGTCTGCTCAATGCTGTTGAGCATATGGCTGTTGTTTTTCTGTCGGATGTCGTAAGTCACCAGGCCACGCTCCCACAGCGGTGAAATGGCCTGAATACGTGCGAACTTGTCAGGCTTTTTGCGCGTGTCGCCTTGTATGGGCAGGTGGTACCCGCGCTCCCTGGCCTCTGCCGCAAAGTCTTCATAAAACATATCCTGCAAGAATACCTCCTCCATGTAATATTCACAGATCACATCTTCAGGCAGCGATTCGTGGAAGTCGTAAAACCATTTAATTGCTTCTGTTATCGAACACTGCTTGCAAAACGCTTCAAAATTATAAAGGTTGCTGCCTTTTTTTGCCCACGCCTTTATGGCTTTAAAGTCGTTGGTGGTTTTTGGTTTATACGACGGGTCGAAATAGGCGACGATATAGTCCATGCTTTGTAAGCGTGGGATGCGGCCCCAGTGAACCCATTCCGGTTTAAATACCTTACCCTTCGTTACTGCTTTGTGAAAATATTCGCGCAAAGCAATATAGTAGCCCATGCGCTCGAAGCGCACCTGGAGCTGCTCGGTGGTAAACTTTTGCGGCCACGATGGTGTGCCGGTAAATGTTCCGTCCACGGTAGCTATCACTTTTGAATGATGCAGGCCTTTGCGTTTCGGTTTATCGTCCACATCGCCTACCACATGTGCCAGGATGGAACGCGGGTGGATGCGGTTGCCGATCATCAGGAACCTGCTTGCCCTGATGTCCATTGCGCCGTAAAGCGAACCAAGCAGCCAGTCAACCACGCGGTCAACGCGGTCTGGGTTGTTCACAATTTCATCGTCATCTATATCGTCAATCACGCAGTAGTTAGGTCGTTTCTCGCGATTTCGGATACCACGCGGCGATTGTCCCCGGCCAATGGCTATAAACTCGATGCCGTCGTTGGTAACAAAGTTACCCTCCTCCCAGGCGCCGGCTTTAAATTGTTCGCCATAATCGGTAATGAATTTTTGATTGTATTGCAGCTCGGCCTGCACATCGCTAAGCTGGCTGCAGGCATCATCGTTGTTTTTGCCCACCAGCACCATACCGGTCAGCTCGCGCCTGGCTAATAACCAGCAAGTCAGTATTACATTCGCATGTACTGATTTAGCATGTTCACGCGGCCATTCCCAGACTCCAAAAAAATTTGGGTCATTTTTTATCTTGTTTGCTTCCCGGATATGGAAGTCGGCACACGGGTCGGTAGCATAGTGCGAAAAGTATTCGTTAACGAAGTACTCGTAATCCTTCTTTGCGAGCTTTATGCGCTTCTCTTTTTCCTCAACAGGCTCGTGCAGCTTCACGCTGGTTGCAGCCTGCACAATGCGGCACCACTCCTTCCATTTATTATATTTATCGCTCTGTGCACTCATTAGCCATTCATTTTTTGCGAAATGAAAATGTCTTGGTATCTGTTTACCATTTTCAAAAATTCAAGATCGACATCTTTGTGTGTATAGGAGAGCTGTTGCAGCCATTTCCCGAACTCAGTGAATACTTCCATGTAAGCTACAGCAGAGCTTTTTTTATCCAGACGCTCAACCATTGCAGCTAGTTTACTAAGCTGGTCGGCATTGTAGTTATCACCATCAAGCATTTCAGCAATGCGCTCCAGCGTTTTATTAATCAGCTCTGTGCGTGTAATTGTTTTTGCAGCCCGTTTTTCTTTCCAGTTACCCTTTGCAATCCAGGATGTGAGCGTCTTGGATGAACCAATACCCACGCGTTCGCAAATTTCCTTTTGCGTTATCTCCTGCATGTACAGCAGATAAGCAAGCTCCTTTTTATTTTCGTTTTTCGCCATTTCCGGTGATTTATCCAGGTGCAAATATTACCTTGTAATATGGAATTAGAAAATTTAAATTAACCTAGTGTGATACTTTAACGTGTAGGTTGTAAATTACAGATAGTAAGAATATTAAAATTTGGCTGGTAAAAATATCATGCACAGATTTGCAGCATTACTAAAAATAAAAATGGCTGGAGCACACACATTCATATTGTCAGACGAGAGCTTGGTAAACAGCTACGGGATCAGGGTCATGACTGCAGGTATTGACATTGCGCAGTACAAGCGCAACCCCGTAGTGCTATGGTACCACAAGAGGCCGTCCATCTGGGGAAAAGACAACAATGACCACGAACCACTTCCGATTGGCAAAGCCCTGAAGCTGTGGAAAGAGGATGGAAAGCTATATGCTGATGTTGAGTTTGACCAGGAGGACGATTTTGCGAAAAAAATAGAAGGTAAGATAGAACGCGGATACATCAACATGTGCAGCC